TAATTAATGGAATTAAAATTCTTGGAATGGTTAAATTAAAATTAGATGAAGATATGTATTCTCTTAATGATGTAAGAGTTACAGGAACACATAAAGTTAAATATAATAATACTTGGATGTATGTTTCGAATCATCCAGAATCATTTAAAATAAATGATAAACCAGAGTTTGTATATGTTCCAATAGTAGAAGGTGGAACATTTATAATTAATAATAATGAATTTGCAGACTATGATGATGAACACATAGAAACATTAAATAATAAATTAAAAGTTGCGTAATAGGAGAAATATATGGCAAATGGAATGATGAATAATCCAAACGCTCCAATGGGAGGCCAACCTCCTATGGGAGAACCACCAATGGGTGCAGGAGCACCTATGGGAGGAAGAGAAGATGCAATATTAGATATGCATTTAACACCAGATGTAAAACAAGCACTACAATCAAAAGGTATTGATATTGGCCCTGTGGCTGATAGAGGCCCAACTGAACCTGTAGTGGTAATACCAGTTTCAATAGTTATGGCTAGATATCCCGGAAGTAATCCAGAAGAATCTATGCAACAATTTGTACAGGATATGACTGCAAATGCACAACCACCTGCTACAGAACAACCAGTTTCTGCTCCAATGGGTAATCCAATGGGTGCAGAAGCTCCACCACCTTCACCAGAAGGTTTAGGAGCACCAACACCAATGGATAGGCCACCTATGACTGCATAAGTCATAGCCCCAATGCGACTCTAGGCCACCTGTTTTCCAACAGCACCTAAAAAAAGGAGGATAAAATGGAAGAAGAAAAAAAAGTTTCTCAAGAAAATGAGGAACAAAAACCAAAGGCTCTTCTCGAGCCTACACCTTATAAAAATAACTACAGAAGAGATTTAGATAAGGAAGAAACAGAAGACACAGCTACCGACTCGAAAAACACTTCTTCAGAAGAAGAAGCCACTCCAGTAGAGGAACGCCCTGTCGATGCTGAAGAGAAAGTGTTTAAGAAACGTTACGACGACCTTAAACGCCATTACGATTCTACTGTCAATAAGCATAAAGAAGAAAAATCTTCTCTAAAACGTCAGTTAGAAGAAAGCACACAGCAAACATTACCTAAGACTAAAGAGGAAATTGAAGCTTGGCGAACTAAATACCCAGATGTATATGATGTTATAACTACTATAGCAGATACAAAAGCGGATGAAAAAGCCAAACAAGTTCAAACCAAATTAAAAGATTTAGAAGTTGCTCAAGAAAATGTTAATAAAGAAAAAGCTGAAGTACAATTATCAAAACTTCATCCAGACTTTAATGACATAAGAGCAGACGAAAAATTTCATGAGTGGGTTGCAAAACAAGATTCTACTATTCAAGGGTGGTTATATGACAATACTTCCAATGCTAGTTTAGCGGCTCGTGCAATTGATTTATATAAATTGGATGCAGGAATAACAAAACCAAAAAAACAAAGTGTTGATAAAAAAGAAGCGTCAAAATCTGTGACTTCTACTTCTAAAAAAGACATTGAAGCAGGCGATAAAAAAATGTGGAAAGTTAGTGAAATAGCTAAATTAAAACCACATGAGTTTGTTAAACATGAGAAAGATATAGACTTAGCTAGAGCGGAAGGTAGAATTGTTAATGGGTAATCTTTAACAGTCTATAGGAGGACTAAATTATGGCTATATCAAAATCAGCAGGATATGACAACTTACCTTCGGGTAATTGGCTACCGGCTATATACAGCCAAAAGGTTCAAAAGTTCTTTAGAACTGCATCAGTAGTAGAAGATATTACTAATACTGACTATGCAGGTGAGATTGAGGCTTACGGAGATACAGTTAACATTATTAAAGAGCCAACAATTAGCGTAAGTTCTTACACTAGAGGCGGTCAAATCAACATCCAGAATCTGGCTGATGACCAACTGCAACTAGTTGTAGACCAAGCTAATGCGTTTGCTTTTAAAGTTGACGATATTGAAGAAAGACAAGCTCACGTGAACTGGGAAGCTTTGGCTACTTCTTCTGGAGCATATGCTCTAAAAGATAACTATGACGAAAACGTACTTGCGGCAATGTTTGCCGGTGCAGGTACTGACCACGGAACTATTTCAAGTGGTCATGGTTCTGGTGACACAGACCCACTAAATACTTTGGCGTTAGCGTCAAAAACATTACATGGTAGTGATGTTCCAACTGATAATAGATGGATGGTAAGTAGCCCAGAATTTTTTGAGCAACTTGCACAAAGTGCTTCAAAATTAATGGACGCATCTATTACAGGTGATGGAGCTTCTCCATTGAGAAATGGTAGAGTTCTAGCAGGTCAAATCCAAGGATTTAACTTGTACATGACTAATAACTTTGCAGGTCTTTATGGCTTGTTTGGTCACATGTCTTCTACTGCTACTGCAAATGCAATTGCAAAAACAGAAGTAGTAAGAGACCCAGATTCATTTGCAGACATCGTAAGAGGTTTACATGTATTTGGAAGGAAAGTGCTTCGTACGGAATCGCTTACCAAAGCAACATTCACGTATGACGCTGATTAATAGGAGGGTATACAAATGGCAACAGTAAGTAAAGTAACTGGTTCAACATCTGGGCATCCTTCGACTAGAAGAAAGCCTTATTACGTTGAAAATACAATCGACAACTCTTTGTTTGACCCGGCAAGTGGTGACATTATACAATGTCTAAACGTACCGGCAGAAACAGTTGTTTTAAGTGCAGGATTAGAAGTTCTAACAGCTTCTTCTTCTTCTGTTACTTTTGATTTAGGTATTACAGGTTCTACAGCAGGACACCATGACCCAGATTGTTGGGTTGATGGATACGATGCAACTGGAACAGGTCATGCTCCAATGGATGCTACAGATGCGGCACATCAACTTGTCGTTAAAACAGCAGATACTATTGATATTTTAACTGGTGGTGCACAAGACACTGCAGGTAAAGTAAGAGTATGGGCAATTATGTGTGATATTAGCGGTTCAGATGAAACTGCTTCAAACACATCATAAAATAAATTAACTTAGGGGGATGAAATATTCCCCCTTTTTTATAAAAGGAATCATATGGCACTTTGGGATATGAGAAAAACTGAAAAAATTACTCCTTTATTTGATGATAATGATTTAAAGGAAGATGTATCTAGACTAGAGAAAAAAATAGATACAATATTAGCTTTATTAGTAAAATTACAACAACAAAAAAAGAATGATTAAAATATGGTTTATGTTAGTCTTAATATCTATGCCTAACGCACCTTCTGTTAAATATAATGGTTTTATATACCCAAGTGAAGAAGAATGTCAAGTAGCAAGATATGAATTACATGAAGCATATAATAATAAATCTACTGAATATAAATCAGCAGTAATAATGGATTCATATTGTGTAGAATTTGAAGGTTTTCCAATAGCAGGATTAGGATTAAATAAAACAGGAGTATAATGGCAACATATTTAGTATTATCTAATAGAGTTTTAAATGCACTAAATGAAGTAGAATTAACATCTGCTAATTTTAGTAGTAGTCGTGGAGTACAGACTGCAGTTAAAAATTTTATTAATAGGTCATTACATGATGTATATAATGAACTAGAAGAATTGCCAAGTCTTCACAAAGAAACATTTTATAATACAAATGCAGGACAAAGAGAATATGATTTACCAACTGCAGATTCACCACAAAGTGGTGATTTACAATGGCGTAAAATAGATTGGGATACAACTTATTTAAAACCAAAAGAATTAGTTACTAATGGTGAATTTACTTCTAACATAAATAGTTGGACTACTATTGCAGGTAGTGGTAGTGCCGCCTATAATAGTGGTGGTAATGGTAGATTAAGATTAAATGATTATGCCGCTTATCAAGCTATTACAACAAGTAAAAATACAGAATATAGAATACAAGTAAAAGTGTAGGTCAAGCATTAAAAGTACAAGTTGGTACTGCGGCAGAAGGAACACAAAATTTAAATACAACATTAACAGTAGAAAATTTTGGTGAAGGTGCAGTATTAGATACAACATTTACTGCAACAGCACAAACAAGTTATATTACAGTAAATAATACAGTTACAACAACTAATTTAGATGTAGATTATATTAGAATTTCTAGAAATACTAACCCTAAAAGATTACGTTATATTTCTTATGATGATTATATTAGACAATATTCAGAAAGAGATAAAAATAATTTAAGTACTTCTCAAGGAGAACCTAAATATGTATATAAAACTCAAAGTGGTAAATTAGGATTAAGTCCAGTACCAGATAGAAATGATTATTCTATTGTTTTAGAATATTGGAAAGAGCATACAGAATTATCTGCTCATGGAGATAGCCCAGACTTAGATAATAGGTATGCAGATTTAATTGTTTCAAGAGCAAGTTATTATGTATATAATCTTCGTTCTGACCCAGAACATGCAATGATTGCTAATAGAGAATTTGAAGAAGGTTTAAAACGTCTTCGTTCTGATTTAGTATCAAAACAAGAATATATGCGTGATGAAAGAGTTAATCTTAGGGTAAGCACTTATTAATGCCAAATACATCACAAATAGCACCTACAGTAGTTAGCTGTTATGGAGGATTAGTTTTAAATAAAGATGTATTCTCTATGAGACCGGGAGAAGCTTTACAACTAACAAATTTTGAACCAGATATTGCAGGTGGTTATAAAAAAATGCTTGGTACAACAGCATATAATACTAGCATTGTACCCCAAGTATCTTCATCAAGTGAAATTGTAGATATGGTAGCGATATTTAATGATGTAGTATTAGCGGCTAGAGGTGG